CCAGAAAGATCCACGGCAGGCTTAAAAACTTCCAACGGTCGATTCGGCTTCTGTTCTCGCGGTGTTCCATTTCGGCCGGATGAACTGATTGCCTTTTGGAGCTCTTCATCTGACAGCGGTTTCAGGTTTCGCGAATTCCATTGACGGCAAAAGTCGAGAATTCTTTCCTCGCTCAGAATTTCGCCATCATGCTCAAAGCTGCGAAGATGCCCGGCGATTGAAAACGCGGCTCGATTGCGTTCTCCGTCGGCAGCTTGTGGCACTGATTGAAGATATGATTCAACGCGTTTTTCGAGCGAGTTGCCTGCCTGCCTCGGAACAACTGGAATCACTGGCGCTGGAGAAGATTTCTTTTCAGTCGCAAGAAACTTATTGCACAACCAGTCTATTGCGTCCTGGCCGTCGCCAATCTCATCCTGCCCGTTGTAGAGATCTCCGGTGATGGTCCAGAATCGTCGGTTGTCGTAACACTCAATCCCGCCTTCGTCGAATTTCTTCTGTGATCGTGAGCCCGCAGGCTTTCGGCCTCGAGTCAGGATCTTGATTCCGTTCCCGGATGGCGAGACTTCCGCAAATCCAACGCCGTCAAATCGGCACAAAATCTCAAGGCACCACGGCTTGATTCCGTTGTCATCAATGCAGTCATCAAGATCAATCCCAGTCCACGGCTCCGAGATTTCGAAAGCCAATCCGGAATGAAACTGAGAGGCATCACGGGCAGTTTCAAAGTCAGTCCATGTTGACGGATCATTGCTTTTTGCCGCCGATCCATCAGCTTGAACTGGAATCTTTGTGCCGTTTACATTCTTCCAGCAATGCCACTGGTTGACGGCTCGAATTTCTTCTGGAATACGATCAAACATTGGTCATGATCTTTCAGAACGGGCAATCATCCTCAACGCCACTGAAAACCCTTGTCTCTTCCTGGCTTAACTCCGTCGGCTTCTCCGATTCGAAGAAACACTCTGTGATGCGATGCCAGCGGCCATCTTTTTTCGTAGTGATTCGCACGGGCCGACGGCAAACGCCCATGTTGATTAGGGCCACAGCATCCGCGGCGTTGTCTGGTGGATCGCAGAGCGAGCGAGCGTCCCACCATGCCAAGAACTTCGAGCGTGCAAAGCCCTGATGCCCTGGGCAGGTCCATTCGGGGATGGTGATCGTTGCGAGGTTTCCGGATTCGCCTTCTTTGGTGCAAACGTAATCAACGCGAACTGTCTGCGGGGCTTCGCCGTCATCCTTCTTCGTGTGGACTCGGACAACAACGTCTTTGACTTCCCATTCCTCGGGAGGCATTGAGCCAGTCAACTGGCTGCTTTCATCCGCTGTCGTGTCGTGCTTCAGTTCCCGCTCACGAGGAAACAGGAAGTTGCATTCTGGACAGACGACAGACCTCGCTGACACGTCCAATTCGCAGGACGGGCATTTCTTGCCGCGTCCGTTCTGAGCAGCCACTGCAGCGCGGCCAGAGCCTTTCGACCGTCCGAAATTTTCGTCGTCAATCGAACCATGGCGAGAGATGTTCCCGCCGAAATCCAACAACAGACAGTTTGTTTTTGACTCATGCAACCGAAGACCGCGGCCAACCATTTGACAGAACAGCCCCGGGCTCATAGTCGCTCTGAGGATTGCAATCGCGTCAACGCATCGGGCATTGAATCCCGTTGTCAGGACATCGACGTTGACCAGGAAGCGAAGCTCACCGGCAACAAATCTTCGGAGTGTTTCCGCTCGTTCGATTGGCAGCGTTTCGCCAGTGACGACAGCGGAGTCAGGAAGCAACTCCGCGATCTGCTCAGCGTGATGGATCCCGGACGCAAAGACCAAAATTGAATGCCGGTCTTTTGTCTTCTCAAGGATCTCTTTGCAAGCGGCCTGAACCTTTTCGTCAACATCGAAGGCCGCCTGCATTTCTGATTCAACAAACTCACCACCGCGAAGCGAAACCTTGTCAGTGTTGACTTCGTTTTCAACTGGCTTGTTTGTAATCGGACAGAGAAAGCCTTCAGCAATCAGTTGAGCCGTCTTCGCCTCAAAAACAACACGTTGGAAGATCCGCTCAGGTCCGCAGATTGGACCTGCCCCGGTCCTGAATGGTGTAGCGCTAAGGCCCACAATGCGGAGCCCTTCATTGGCCAGCATCGCTTGGAGAAAAGTCTTGTACATTGACTCTTCCAGTTCAGAAACGAGATGGCACTCATCCACAAGAATCAAGTGCCGCCTGCCAAGATCTTCGGCCTTCCTGAATACGCTCTGAATTCCAGCAACAACAACCGCGTTGTGAATTTCTTTTTTCTTCAATCCCGCTGAATAGATCCCGACATCAACGCCGGGAATCAATCCCCTGATCTCGTCGGCGTTTTGCTGAAGCAGTTCCTTGCGGTGAGCCAACACAACCACGCGGCCACCGAATTCAAGAGCCTGCTGAATCAGCAAAGCGATCAGCAGACTTTTGCCGGCCCCGGTTGGCAGGACAACCACGGGGTTGCCCGACTTCTCTGCCATGTAGCTCCACACGGCCGCATTCGCTTGTGATTGATACCAGCGTGGGCTGAGCATTACGAAAACTCTCCGTGTTTATCGTGATCCATCATTGAACAGGGTTGAAGTTCTGGCTCCGGAACGAAATCCCTAGGCACGACGAAAACACCGTCCATCGATTCAACCAACTTCAACTTCCGCTCGACGACATCAAGCGGCATTCTTGCGATCGCTTCCGGCATCGGCTCCCCGGTCTTTTTCAACCAGCGGCGTTTGTATTGCTCCAACACTTTCTGTTTCCTCCTTTATCCGTTGTTCATGTTCTGCGATCTCTTTTCTGAGCTTCGCTATGGCTTTGGATCTCGCTTCGTTCGCTTTGCGCCAAAATTCGTCAGCCTGTTTCGCCATCTCAGGCGTCTGCCGAATTGCTCCCATCGGGCTCGGTGCGAAACCTCCAAACACGACATCACCAACGGGACAATCATGTTTGGAGGCATAGCGTGATTCAGTTGTTCGAAGACTCATCAGGAACAACCTCCGGCTCTCGAGCGTTTACGGCCATCCACTCAAGGATTTCGGATTCCCACTTCTCAACGGCTTTCTCTCCGATGCCCTTGATTCCGGAGAAGCGGTTTCCGCCTCGCTCGTTTTCAAAGTCGATCACCGTTTTGATCCCGCCTTCGTGCAACTTCTCAAGTTGCTTTTCAGTCACGGTGATAGCCTGCTCAATGGGAACCTGTTGCCATTCAATAAACGGCAGTTCCTTCTGAGGATCTGGTTTCTTCGGGCCTTCGCTGATCAGGCAGGACAAACGACATTGCAAGCCTTCGAGATGCTCTTTGGCTGACTTCGCTTCCAGTTTCTTGATCTCGTGTTCTCTGGCCGCCTCGTTGACAAGGATGTTGAGTTCCTTGATCTCTTCGTAGTGCTGCTTTTCAAGTTCAGGCATCACGTCAACAACAACTTCTTCTTCTGTGGCTTCTTCCACGATTCAAACCTTATCTAAAGTGATGAAAAAGGCGCGGAGACGATCCCCGCGCCAATGTGTTCGACTTAACTACTACCAACCGCCAGGCTTCTGAGCAGATCCAGTCGATGCCGGAGTTGCTGCCGGCTGCGATCCACAAGCCTTGATCTTCGCCAGGTTGTTGAAGTCGCCCTTGATCTTCACGTCAGCTTCGAACTGTTTTTCATTGAGGTCTGACGTGTCATTTGGAGACAACACGCCGACAGCTCGGCAGATGTCAGCAACCTGAGCCTTGCCGATATCAACCTGCTGCTTGACATTGGCCGTCATGTTGTCACGAGCATAGGCGTAGCGACGTGTCAACGGCCTGTTCATGTGTGGTTCACTGATGCAGATCAGTTTGAACTCCCAATCCTTACCGATCACCACACCTTCCTTCTTCGCGTCAACAAGATTTGATTCGTTGATCAGGAAGCGAAAGCGGCCCTCGGGAAAGAGGTTGCTCTTATGTTCGTTACTGTTGAAACCCCCGTTCAAATTACCCATCGCAATCAACCTTTCTTCAACAACTCAGACGGAACAAAAAACTTTGCATACTGCTCAAAACTAAACTCAGTCATCACATCAGGCATTCCAAGACGGTTCTTGGCTCGGACACCAGCCGTTGGAGTTGTGCGAATGATTCGCTCCGTTCCTCCCTTGGCGATGTTTCGTGTCCGATTAAATCCGGCGTCCTCTTCAGCGACGTAAGTGCGAAACGATCCAAAAAACACTTCCTGACACCAATCGCAAAGCAGATCCCTGGCGAACTCGCAAACAGATGGTTCCCATCGTTCATATGATGGCGCATCTGGTGGAGTGATCTTTACAGCCTCGCTGTGAGCCAACAGGATGATTCCAATCCCGCGTTCGGTGTGCAGCCAGTCAAGTTGAAACTTCACTCGGTCCCACATGGCCTCAATGAACTTGTTGCCCTTGCCGTAACTAAACTTGTCGTCAGCCATGCTTTCGACGTTCTTTTCTTTGCAGATCTGCTTTTCAATGATCCGCTGCATCGCATCCACAGTATCGATGGCAATCCATCGATAAGGAAAGTCTTTTGCGTTGTCGCAATAAGCCCAAAATTCCTGCCACTCATCCCACGTTTTGATCGGCGGACTCTTGTCCATGTCAACGTCTTTGTCGTCTTCAAGGTTTGCCAGCAGGCACCCCCCAAACGCCTGCGAAGCAAACGTCGTCTTCCCAATAAAGTTCGTTCCATGAAACAGAACGCGACGAGGTCCGCCCTGTTTACCTTTCAAGATCTTCATCACTCACTCCAGAAAAATCAAAAACCTCTACCAACACACACGACTCATTATATTTTTGTTGATCGAACACCGTCCGCCGAATCCACTTGGGCGAGTCATCGTGAAACCAACCGACTGCCACCAAAGCATCTTCGATTTCCTTCCAGTTTCCGCGACCGATCGACGATGAATCCCAAAGCCTTTCACGCCCGGAGAACAGTCGAGTCACATGAACTACAACCGGCATTTCAAACGGTTTTCGCTGCTTGTGAAACGCTCGCATATACTGCTCACATGACTTGCGGAACGTGGCAGATTTCCAGAACGCATTGCCGCGCCCATCGTTGCCGTTTGTCAGTTTCAACTGCAGAATTTCGCGGAGCAATAAAATCATCCCTGCCCCCTCAATACTCCGCTGCCGCTTGGCAGCATTTTTGTGC